CCTTGCGCATAGGCTTTGAAAAAGGCTTCCCGAAAGGCTTTCATCATGCCCCCACTGCAGAAAGCCCCAGCCTTGAGCGTACTCTTTTGCCCACAATGGCAATGGCAGGGCGGAAAAAAGGATGCGGGCGCACTTTGCCGCGCACAACGCCTTTACGGTCAACAATATTATGACCGTATTCCACCAGATGGGCGTGCGGAGCCCTTACAACGACAATGTAGCCCCCCGCTTCAAACTTAGAGGGGCGTGCCCGGACTGATTTTACAAGCAGCCCTTTAAGCTTCGGGGCACGCTGGCGTGTTTCCGTGGCAATCTCAGCGGCAATATCCGCCATATGCTTATCCACATGCTCATAAAGCATCCGCTCAAGCTCTTTATCGGTAGGCAACAAATTACGAAACGATGCCTGCAGCATGGCTACTCCTCCTCAATGCTGGAAACTTCCAGTATCAGCCAGCGCCCCCGCCCCTCTTGGTCTATGGCGCTTTCTATGTCGTACATGATGCCCTGCACCCGTATGCGCATGGCTGGTGTCACATCAGCCCGGTACCGTATATGCACACGGGCGGTAACGGTGCTCATCTCGCGCCCGTCCTGCTGTTGTTCACCGGCACGCAGCGGCTCAAAACGTGCAGGAACCGTTTCCACATCCTGCCAGCTTTGCACCACCACACCGCCGGGGCTCTTTGCTTCCGTCAGGCGGCACAACGTGGCAAAATGGCGGGGTCTTCTCATCTGGCCCATTACACAAACACCTCCACCATGTACGTATCCAGCAGGCCATCAACAAAGGAGTTCGGCACTTTGATAATGGAACGTCCCGGAACAAACGCCTCCGGATGTTCAAACGCGGTGGAAACAAAAACCTTAATCCAGTGTTTGATTGATTCAGGTGTGGTGGCCTTGCCGCTTGCGTCCAGCGGGTAGCCGGTGACAAAATCAACAACCACCTCCACAGCTTCCGGCAGAGGAGCTACGGGCAGAATCCGCCCGAAAAGCCTGTCAGCCTCAACCCGATATGCAGAAGCAGGCAGTTCCACCGGATCCGCGCCCCATTCCGGAAGATAGGTGATAGATGTTACCCGCTGCAAAGGCGGTCTGGGCAACTCCATGCATTCGGCAAAAGCATCAAAAACAAGGCGATACTCCGCCTGCACAAGCTGCCGCCCTGTACGCTTTTCAGCAGCATCGGTACCAGCCGCAATCAACGCTTTCAGCAATTCATCATACGCCGTATCCGCGGTCACAATGGATAGCTGCCGCTTTGCCTCGTCCAGCGAAACAGGAAAAACCGCGGGCGCCGCCACACATTGCGCAAGACGCATCCCCATAGCCTACTCCGTGACCGGATCGGACCAGTGGCCAAGCAGCAGCTCAACAAGCGTGTCTTTTTTCGCACCGGCAGGTGCCGTGACACCCCGCTTTTCAAGTTCTGCACTCAGCCAGTCTTTGGTTTTGCCGGACAATTCTTCCGCACAGGGGGCAGGTGCATTCACAACCACCTCAAAAGGTGCGGGAATGTCATCACCGTACACGGCACTCTCCACGGCTTTACCGTCTGCCCTGCCCTCGGCCACCAGTCTGTCCGTCACCGCCGCCGGAGCCGTAAAAAACACACCGCAGGCAATGCCGAACTCTTCTATGGCCACAAGCGCTCTTGCTTTCTTTTTCATCTGCTGTCCTCACATAAGGGGCGGATAACCCCGCCCCTGTGGCTCAGTGGTTCAAGACTTAGCTGGCGGCGTTCTGGTAGTGCTTCACAGCACCGCCCACATCAAGCAGGTTGCCGCCCGAACGGCTGAACGCCAGAAAGCCCACCTGCCCTTTTTTGGCATATGCAGAATCCGTAAACCGATGGAACACCATCTCCATTGCATCGCGGATGACATAGGCAGAAAGTTTGCCGAACAGGATAGACTTGGCGTTGGCGGCCATCTGCGGCACATCCTGATTGACGGTGTAGCCGTAACCGAGAATGGCAGCCGGAGCACCGCCGATAACATCAGGCAGCCAGATGGGGCGGCCTTGTGCGTCCTTAAGCTTCTTCAACTCGCGCAGGGTGTTGTCGTGGAACATCCAGCCGCAGCCCGTGCGCCGGTAGGCAGGATCAACGGAATGCTCAAGGTCAACCAGCGCTTCATACGAGACTGAGGCAGTCTCGCCGCTGGCCCCCACCTTGCCGGCAGCGGAAGCGGGCACAATGCCCATGGGCTGATTGGTACCGGTACCTGCTGTGTACATTCTGTTGGTGATACGCCACAGGCGCTCGGCTATGCGGCGGCGCACAAAGGCCTCAATATCCACTGTGGAGTCCTGCAGCAGCTCAATGGGAACGGTGATAACCTTGGAGCTGAACTTGTACACAGGCAGCGCCATGGTACCAAACGTCACATCAGCATCCGTTGCCGAAGCGTTTTCATCGACAATTTCGCCCATTTCGCTCGTACCGTCAGAGGTAGGCCAACTCATGGGGTTGCCCTGTGCAGTATGGATGACTGTTGCCACTTCACGCATACCGCCATACTCTTTCATGGCTTCCAGAATCACCTTGGCAACATCCGTCTGTACGGTATAACCGCCTTCGGAGCCTGTTCCTGTAGACAGGGCATTGTTTACCTGCTGCCATTCTTCAGCAGACAGGGCATTGTCCCCTTTGCGGAGCCACTTAGCGAACAAGGCTGTAGCCGGATTTACATCTTTGCCGTAATTATCCCGCTGAAAACGGTTTACAGCTTCGGTAACGGTATTCTGCACGGCATCGTCGGCAGTGGCATCAAGCACTTTCTGGTAGCGTGCAATGTCATCATCAAGGCGGTGAACTTCAGCAAGCAGTTCATCAACCTTGGCTCCCATCTCCGGTGTCCATTTGTCGCCTTCGTTGTTTTCTACAAGGTTGCGCGCTTCGCGGGCCTTTGCGTTACGCTGTTCCCGCAATTCCTGAATAGTCGGCATACATCCTCCTGAGGATATAGTGTTTTGCGCCTGCGGGAACCCGCTAGCGCCCTGTCCGCTCGGCTACATCCAAGCGGCGCAAATAATGATCCCGTTGCGCACTGGCTGCTATGGCGGGTTGCAGATCATGTTCTTTGTGGGGTTGCTGAACCTGTTCAGTCGGTACAGCCTGCTCAACAGGCTCAGTCTGCTTTGGCGCATTGGCATAGGCCGCAAGGTTCCATGTTTTTGTTGCCTTGGGGTTGCCCTCCGCAATGCGATCCGCAAAGCCGTACTCAACGGCTTCCTGTGCAGAAAACCATGTTTCAGCCTGCATCCATGCGGCTATATCTTCTGCTTTCTGGCCTGTTTCAGCGGCATATGTATCTATCAACGAGGTGTCGACTTTCTCTAAAAATGCCGTAGCCTGAATAAAATCATCAGAGTTGCCACAGGAACACATCCAAGCTTTGTGAATCATGAAGAACCCGCCAGCGGACATTTCCACCTCATCGCAGGCAACGGCGATAAACGAGGCAGCAGAAGCTGCGTAGCCGTCCACATGGGCAATAATCTTTGCCGGATGTTCACGAATGGCCTGTTCAATGGCACGGGCGGCAAACACGCTGCCCCCCGGCGAGTTAATGCGAATATGAATGACTTCTTTGTCTGCAAGGCCGTGCAGCGCCTTTACAAACGCATCTGCACCAACACCGCCCCACCACTCATCCTCTGTTGCCACAACCACGTCATACAGGTAGAGGGTGGCCTCTTTGTCCTGCACCTCAACCTTCACGGGCTGAATGCCGGAAGCCTTGGCGTTATCGCGCAAAAGCTGCATGAACTTATTCACTAGTCATTCTCCTTGGCGGGCTTTTTGCCGGACTGTTCCTGCGGCCCTGTCAGGGTGTCCCCGCCTGCAACGGGCGGCAGCCCCTCAGCAGCACGAATTTCATTAGGGGTCATGTATCCCGGCTCCTGCATAGAGCCTCGCGCAATTCGATAGGACTCATGGCGGGTTTTTGTGTCACCGCGTGTCAGTTCTGATTCGTCAAATTCTGCAAAATGCCCGTCAGCGCGGAACAACTTGCGCTCAAGCTCCTGCTCCACCGCTGTAAAATGGTCATTCATGGAAAACATGGTGAACCAGCGGGCCATCTGTTCTACGCCGGAACCCCAAGAGCTCGACTTTTCAGACTCGCCGATCATCACCGGCGGCACGCCGAAAAAGCGGCAGATATCAATGACGGAAAATCTGCGGGATTCGATAAGTTGAGCATCGGCGGCATTCATAGAAAGCTGTGTGGCCT